GCTGAGAAGATCATCCCCCTGAGTGAGGAGATGAAGCCTCGTGATCCTGTTTCAGAAAACATGGATGTGTTGAACGGGAAGCCGTTGAAGGCGTTTATCCGTCAGGATCAGGAGGCTCATATTCAAGTGCATATGGCTGCCATACAGGACCCGAAGATACAGCAGCTTGTTTCTCAAAGTCCGATGGCGTCGGTGATCGGGGCTGCGATGGCGTCTCATGTGCAGGAGCATCTTGGCTTTATGTATCGTCGGGAAATTGAAAAGCAGCTTGGTCTGGAGCTTCCGCCTCCTGGCACTGAGTTGCCTGAGGACATTGAAGCCAAGTTGTCACGGCTTATTGCCGAGGCTGCCGAACGGTTGTTCAACAAGAATGTGTCTGAGGCCCAGCAGCAGAAGGCCCAGGAGCAGATGCAAGACCCGATGTTCCAGTTGCAGAAGCAAGAGCTTGAGCTTCGGGCTGCAGATATTAAGAGGAAGGCAGATACCGATAAGGCGAGAATTATGTTCAACGCCGAGAAGGAGAGGTCTTCTCAGGAGCTTGAGCGTGAAGAGATGGAACAGAAGGCAGAGCTTGAGGGCGTCAAGCTGGGAGTTGAGATAGCAAAATCCCAGAACGAGGCTGCTTCGAAGGTTTCTGAGGGAGAGGAAAAAGCGGCTCTGGACAGAGCGCGTCTCTCAGCCGAAGTGGCGAAGGCGCTGCTGGATGATGATGCGAAACGTGGCGGGGGTGGTTAATATTGCTTGATGAATCTTTATTTTCGGCATATCGAAAGGTATTGCGTGGATTGATGAACGAGCGCGCTGACGATCTTGCCATGGGGGGCGCTCCGACCTTTGATGCGTATCAGAAGGTGGTTGGCATTATCGAGGGTCTTGCGACAGCCGAAAGGGAGTTGCTGGACCTCTTGGATAAACAAAAGAAGATGGAAGATGGATCGGGATAACTGAACAATGTTTCACATGAAACATCGGGGCAGATCGGCACTGCCTGCCATTAGGCTAACAAACGCAGGGGGGAAGCGTCCCTCTCGCCTTAGGGTAAAAATGACGCAAGGAGAGACCTTTGTCCGATAAAAATGTTGTTGAGTTTAGTGAGGAGAAGGAAAAGAAAGTAGCCAGTCAACTGCCGCGTCCTTGCTCTTATCATATATTGGTGGCGCTTCCTGAGCAGGAAGAGACGACGGAAGGTGGTATATACATCCCGGATAATGTTCGGGAGCGTGAGGAAATGGGCGGCATCACTGCCTATGTCTTGGCGCTTGGCCCTTCCTGCTATGTAGAGACCCCGCAAAGAAAATTCCCTAGTGGGGCGTATTGTGAGGTGGGAGACTGGATTATCATGCGGGCATATTCGGGAACGCGCCTTGATATTCATGGGAAAAAGTTCAGAATTATTACCGATGATGTGCCTCAGGCCATTGTCGATGATCCGAGAGGGGTGGTTAGAGGATGAGTAATCAACCTGCGACCCAAGCGGCTCCCTCAGAAGACGAGGGACTTCAAGAAGATTTCTTTAATGAGGAGAAATCTGACAGCTTCACCGATCCTGTCGATGTGTTGTCGGGCGATGCTCCAGAGATAGAAGTATCTGTCGTGGATGACACGCCTGAGGCGGATCGAAATCGTCCGCCTCGGGGTGAGGTTTCGGAGGATATAGACGAAGACATTCCTGGCCTGTCTGATCGTGTCAAGACGCGCTTTGATACACTCCGATATGAGTTCCACAACGAGCGCCGTGAAAAAGAAGTGGCGCAGCGCGAGAATAATGAAGCCGTTCGTTATGCTCAGAACGTGCAAGAGCAAAATAAGACGCTCAAGGATCAATTATCGAACAGCCGGAGATTGCTTTACGATCAGGTTTCGGCAAAGAGCGATGTTGAGATTGATGCCGCCAAGCAGAGGTTCAAGGAGGCGTATGAGACTGGCGATGCAGACGGCATTGCCGAGGCGCAGTCGGAAGTTTCCCGACTTCACGCAGAACGTACCCATTACAATGTCTCTGCTCCCGATGTTTATCCTGACGAACAGACTGTGCAGCAAGGGATGGAGGGGCAGGAGCAGCAACAGCAGCAGCACGTTCCTCCTCCGGACCCGAAGGCGGTCGCTTGGTTGCAGCAAAATCCATGGTTTCAAAAGCCCGGTTATGAGCAAATGACGGGCTTTGCCATTGGCGTACACGAACAACTTGTTCGCAAGGGCTATAATCCCTTGGTTCATAATGAATATTATGAGATTGTGAATAAGGAGCTTAGGGATAAGTTCCCATCTAGTTTCGAGAAGGCAGCATCCTCTGGAAGTGGGGCTCCGACTTCTCGAAAGACCCCGGTGGTCGCTCCCGCAGGTCGCGGTAGTAAAAAGCCGAGCAAAGTGGAGTTATCTTCCTCCCAGGTTCGCCTCGCCAGTAAACTTGGGATAACGCCGGAACAGTATGCGGCACAGGTTGTGAAGGAGATGGCCAATGGCTGACATATCGGCAGATGAGCGCACAACGCGAGAGGCTGAATCTCGTGAAGCAAGTGAGAGAGAGAAGCCCTGGGAGCCTCCCCAGGTATTGCCCGATCCTGCTCCGCAGGATGGATGGGTTTTTCGTTGGATCAGGACATCAACCATGGGGAATCAGGACAATGTTAATGTGTCCAAGAGGTTCCGCGAAGGGTGGGAACCCGTAAGATCGGAAGATCACCCGGAAATGATGTTGGCCTCAGATCGGGGCAGTCAGTACGAAGGGAACATCGAGGTGGGCGGACTTCTTCTGTGCAAGACAAGCCAGAAGAATTTCGTTGCAAGGGCAGACTACTACGCTGATCTCTCTCGTAAGCAGAACGAATCAGTTAATCACAACTTCATGCGAGATGATGATCCGCGTATGCCTAAGATTAGTGAATCTAAGACACGGGTCACTTTCGGTGGTGGGGCAAAGCCTTCATAGGGTTTCCCCATTTTGTGTTAACACTGTCCTTTGGAAGGAGGATACATAAATGGCTACTACAGCAGCCCCTTATGGCTTCCGTCCTGTTGGTGTTCTCGGCGCTGGCACTTTTTCTGGTGCCACACGGCAATACAAGGTCACCAATAGTTATGGAACCAGCATCTTTTATGGGGATGTCCTCAAGATCGTAGCTGCCGGTACTGTCGAAAAAGACACCGGCACGTCGACGTTGACCCCCGTAGGGATTTTTGTTGGGTGCAGTTACACTGACCCCGGCACAAACCAACCAACATATGCTCAGATGTGGACGGCCAGCACGTCGGCTACCGACATCAAGGCCTATGTGGTCGATGATCCGAATGTTGTTTTCCAGGCGCAAGGCGATGAGGCGATTGCCCAAACCGGCCTGGGCAATAATTTTGCGGTCATTCAAACCGCTGGATCAACAACGATTGGTACCAGCAAGAATGCCATCGATGGCAGTTCTCTTGCGACAACCAAGACTTTGCCAGTAAAGCTCCTTGGCTTTGTTGAAGGTCCGAACTCGACGGTTGGTGACACTTACACGGACGTTCTTTGTAAGTTCAACGGCCCTGGTGATGCCACTGGAGATTCTTGCGCTGCTCATCAGTTGCAAGATTCAACTGGTATATAGGGAGGGATTGAGCAATGGCTATTTCAAGAGCACAAATGCTTAAAGAACTCCTGCCGGGGATCAATGCATTGTTCGGCCTGGAGTACGCTAAGTACGAGGGCGAGGATGCAGAGATCTACGAAACGGAATCATCGGATCGGTCCTTCGAGGAAGAGGTCGCTCTGGCTGGTTTCGATGCTGCGCCCGTGAAGGATGAGGGTTCGGCAATTTCGTATGACAATGCGCAGGAGACGTTCACGGCGCGGTACAATCACGAAACGATTGCAATGGGATTTGCGATCACTGAGGAGGCAATGGAGGATAACCTCTATGACAGTCTCAGTGCTCGTTACACCAAGGCACTCGCCCGTGCGATGGCGTATACCAAGCAGACGAAAGCTGCTTCACCGCTCAACAATGGGCAGTCGACCGGTAGTTATCAGTCTGGCGATGGGGTAACGCTATTCAATACTGCACATCCCCTGGCTTCTGGTGGGACCAATTCCAATACCCCGTCAACAGCCACCGATCTGAATGAGACTTCTCTGGAGTCTGCGGTTATTCAGATTGCCAAGTGGACTGACCAACGAGGCCTTCTGATTGCGGCACGTCCGCGTCGGATAATTGTTCCACCGGATTTGATGTTCGTGTCGAGCCGTATTCTGGACAGTGAGTTACGTCCCTCTACGGCGGACAATGACATCAATGCCATCAAGAACAATGGCACCATTCCTGAAGGTTATAAGGTTAACCACTACCTGACCGACACGAATGCTTGGTTCATTATCACGGATGTTCCAAACGGCATGAAGCACTTTGAGCGTGCTGCCATGACCACCTCGATGGACGGCGATTTCAATACGGGCAACGTGCGCTACAAGGCTCGCGAGCGTTATTCGTTTGGTGTCTCTGATCCCTTGGGGATATTTGGTTCTCCGGGAGCGTAATGTTTACCGGGAGGGGCGCGATGCGCCCCTCCCGTCTTTCTGGGTGTAATCAGCCCTAGCGACCGGCCCAGCGGACGCTTACGAAGACTCTAGGGCGAAACCTTTCGTAAGGAGGTAGTTCCCATGGGA